CCGTCGTCTTATTTTATGTAGTACCTTTTCCCCGCTGATATACACTTTTCTGACCGGATAAGGGTACTTATATTCAGTATTGGTTTGATAGCAGCTCAAGTAGTAAACATCTTGTAAATGTTGGAGTTCTTAGGTATCCGGATTATTATCGTTTAGATCATGTAGTAGTAGCGCCTGGAGCTGTTACTGGAGACAGCAAAACTATCCCACAGGATGGATATTACTACGTTAGAGCAGTTTGTGGAGGGAAAGGACAGTTTGGGTGCTCCGGGGTCTGTCAAGATTTATGTGTAAACTTTTTTAAAAGTATTTCCCCCGAGGGGGAAATCGTGTTCTAGCACAAGTGGTGGCCGACTCGATCCGGGAAAAAAACGGAGAACTGAAGTAGCATTTGCCCCCAGTTTTGAACCCGGCCGGTCCATTTGTGGGTGACATCCATCGTCGTCAGATAGAGCATTTTGAGCAGGGCTTCGTCGGTAGGAAAGATACTTTTGCCTTTTGTCACTTTCCGAAGCTGACGGTGGTAGCTCTCGATCATATTGGTTGTGTAGATGAGTCTTCGGATCTCCGGCGGATACTTGAAAAAGGTAGCCAGTTCTGCCCAGTTATTTCGCCAAGACCGGATAATGAGCGGGTATTTGGTGCCCCATACTTCTTCAAAACGATCCAGTTCCAGTAGAGCGGCTTCTTCGGTAGAAGCCTTGTAAATAGGCTTTAAATCGGCGGTGACCTTCTTCAAATCTTTGTAAGAGACATAGCGGGTAGAATTCCGGATCTGGGGATGATACATTTTTGGATTTCCGTCTTAAGATAGCTTGCCGTAATGGCCTCCGAGAACCCATTCAGGTTGTCTACACACGTAATGAGAATGTCCTGGACGCCACGGTTTTTCAGGTCATTCAGCACGCTGATCCAAAATTTGGATGATTCGTTTTCGCCGATCCACATCCCCAATACGTCTTTGTTGCCGTCCAAATCGATGCCAATGACCATGTACGCCGCCTTGCTGACGATGGCCCCGTCCTGTTTGACTTTGAAATGAATAGCATCCAGAAAGACAACCGCGTATACGCCTTGCAAGGGGCGATTCTGCCATTCTTTGATAAGGGGTACAATCTTATTCGTCACATTGGAAATGAGCGTGGGCGAAACCTCAATACCGTCCCCATGTGTTCTCCCCAACCTTTCAGTTACTTTCATTTTAGTAGATTTGAGAGTTTACACAAACTATTTTACAGACTCGTGCTCCGGTACAGCTAGAATAAGTGTTGTTAGTTATTAAAACTAATAAAAACGTCCTCTGTAAAATGAGGACGTTTTTATTCCCTTATTTTCCGATGTATCCTGAATCACTTAATGAATTTGCAACTTTGATTAATTGTTCCTGTGTCAACTTATTATTTTTCTTAAAAGCTATGATACTATAAACAACATCTTCACGACGAAAAACAATATGATGAACTACGTCATCATCATAGTAGTACACCTTTGTTCCATCTTTAAGAATCATTTCATTTTTATTACTGAACCTTACAGGATATGATACACAGTTTCCATAGTACCCGTACGTGCATTATCAAAAGGACTTTGTATATAATTACTTTTTTAAGTAGGGTGTGGTAAGGCGATCCAGTTCCTGCTCAAGCCCAGAATTAGCTTGTATATTCATACACTAGCTCCTTCCATGTATAATTGTCAATTCCCTACCGAGGATAATCGTCTATTCCCTGCCGAGTTCTACAATTCGTTTGAACCGGGCGTAATATCGCGGAGAGCATCGGCTTCTGTCAATCTGTTTCCATACAAAAAAGCCTCTTAAATCTTCGTTTCAAAAGAAATAAAGATTCAAAAGGCTTTACTTTGGAAGGGATGATGCAGTTATCAGATGTTCAGTTCCCCAAGCTTTATCAGCTCGACAACCGCTTGTGAACGACCCTTCACATTTAATTTTTGCATCACATTGGAGATGTGGTTTGAAACACGTAAAATTAATCTTTAACAACCCCAAGAGGAGTTATGACATCTATTTGACCATCAGAATCGACTACAATCCTTTGAATAAGTCTGCTAAGTATTATTCTGGTTTTTTCCACATCATCATAATTCCCCATCGTTACTAACTCGTCTACACTTTGCTTTATTTCTTTTCTAATTTTTTCGAAATCTTTGTCATGTCGTTCATTTTCAGTTAGTTTAATTACCTTTTCTTCAAGCTGTAAGATTTCTTTTTCGTATTCTTCCTTTTCAAATCCGTACTGTTTTTCATCTATTTCTCCTAACATCTTACTTTTTCGCAATTCGAACAATAGTCTTCGGTTTGATTCTATAAGCTTGTTAATTTTATCAATCTCTTTTCCAATGTTTTGATTAATACTGCTAACGAAATTGATACTGTACTCTGATCCAGTTTCGCTATTAATCATTTTTTTTAATTTTTCAACGACCCACGAAATAACCTCGTCTCTAAAATCGTAATAAGGAATCCACTTGTCATTAGGGCATCCGGAAGCACCGTGTCTTCTACGCTTACTACAAATCAAATACCTATATTTATCTGGTTTTTTGCAACTAGCTGTGACCATTGCAGACCCACAATGTTTACAATAGATAATCTTTGCAAAAACGTTGACATATTTCCTTCTCCCCCCTCTCTTTCCTCCACCTCTAATTTGCCTTATTTCTTGTGCTTTCTTATATAGCTCTTGGCTTATAATCTCTGGGTGCGTTCTTTTCTCACTTTTTTGCCAAAGCTCTTGATCTTTTTTGACAAGTTTTCGTTTTCTATCACCAATATTTTTTAAATTTGTATAAACTTTTTTGATTTCGTACTTTCCATAAACGTTGTACCCAGTATAAATTTCGTTCTGAAGTATCCTTTGAACACTTGTTATTCCCCAGGTGCCTCCCTTTGCTGAAGGGATAGCATTTTCATTTAAGTGCTTTGTTATTTCTTTTTCACCCATTTTTTTATTGACATAGAGATCAAATATCTCTCTCACCACTTTCGCTTTCTCTATATCAACAATTAGTGTTTTTCTTCCTTCAATATTTACTTTTTGATATCCATAAGGAGCTATATTCCCTATGAAGTTTCCCTTTGCTGCGGATTGCTTGATACCACGTTTAGAAGCAACACTAATCTGTTCACTTAATTTTTGATTCACTACTGATACAATACCAAAAAGCATTTCGTTATCTTCAATTTGGGAATCATAAAAATCTTCGATTGAGATCACTCTAATACCTAAAGCATTCACAAATATTCGTTTCAAACTTATAGAGTCAAGTGCATCACGGGAAAACCTAGACAATGAAGAAAAAAGGATTGTATTGAACAATCCTTTTTGAGCATCACTTATCATTTCTTGAATCTGAGGCCGAGCCACAATAGAAGTTCCTGTATCACGATCTTCATAAATTATTAAATCAGCAGTATCTAAATCAATTTGTTTACAATGTTCAATACAAGCCCACTTTTGGTGCTCAGGGCTATCCTTTTGAGATTCTTTTGTAGTTGATACCCGAACATAAATTGCTATTTTGTTTTTCATAACTACATACCCCTGTTATATAATGGCTAATTGATTTTTCAATATCATTATATTCTATAGAATCATACTGGGACAAGGCGTTGTTTATCTTTTCTTTAATTAAATCCTTTACTATCTCATTAAGTTTGCCTTCTGCCTCATCGCAGGGGATATACCTAATTGTAAAAGCCTTCTTTTTTTTGCCCACTTGGATCACCCCAATATTTATCGTATGATGCATTCTAGGCAAATTTAACTTTCGGTCTCGTACTTTTTTTCAACCGCCACATTCAAAGCCAAGGCCAGTTTGTAAAAAGCTTTCCACCTTATTTTTGCGTATGTTTTTTCACTGATTGGAGGATTAAAAACCTGGTTATAGATGACATAATCATACACATAATCCTGCTTTAGATAACGTTCGCGAATCAGTAGCTGCTCCTTGGGATGAAGCCTCGCCACAGCCCTATCTATACGCTCTATATAAGCTTTTCTGGCTGCCTGAGTATCTATGTTATAAATAGCCACATTGGCCGTTGAATCACTGGTTACGTTTGTCTGACCGTGAAACCGTTCTTGGTAACTGGATGTGATGTTCACTTCTTTTTCTTCAAAGGTGACCGTTTTGAAAATGCGGTATTTCTCAAATTCAGCCTCAAGCGCTTCTTGCGTCTTTTTTCTGTCGAGTTCCGGTAAGAAACAATTGCTGCTCATGGGTTCACTCCTTTTGATGGAGGTAGCCCCGGTAACCCGGGGCAGTATGATTAGAATGGCAGAGCGTCTTCCGTATCCTTGGTTTCCGGCGTTTCCACGTCCTCAATCGTCACTTGATCCTGATCCAATTCTACGGTTCCATCAGCTTTTACCGTATATTCCAACCCTTCATCTTCCTCATAGTATTCCTCGATGCTCATCTGAGAGGGTTTTAGCATGAGTAGAACATTCCGCCCAGCGCGCTTATATAGTTCCAGTGCTTTCTCTTCACTATCGCCTTTGAGAGCCAGTTTCATCACGGTTTTCTTGCTATCGCGCTGGATATTCATAAACTCAGCCGAGATCTCTTCCGTTAATCCAGGAAGATTGAAGATGACAATGGTTCCGGCCATTTCTACAAGCTTTTGAGCATTGCCATCATTCTCGTTGCCTTTCAACTCAAATTTCAGAACCTCTTTCTTATCATCTCTTTGCATGGATTTGAATAGAACATTGATTTCAGTAGACATCGTTTTATCTCTCCTTTAACTAAATGTGGTTTTGAGCTCTTATACGCCTCATACAGGCGTTATAAAGTTAATATAAATATTTGTATTACTTCATCTAGAAAACCTCTTAAACGGGCAAATACAACGTTATAGAGGCGTTTAATCTTCGAGGCAGGTTTTCATCTCGCCACCTTCCTCCGTTTTTTCTTTTCGGGAGAATTTAGAATCTCGTTAATGATCTTTTTTCGGTATGGGTAAATATCAATACCGACAGCGGAGCAAAATCCATTTTTTAAAAGATGTGTTTCATACGCTATATGAGCTAGGATGAAAGCGTCTCTGACATTATCGCTGCTGTTTTCAAATCCCCAGTCCTGATATATAGGGAGGATTAAATCCTCTTTTTTGGCATTCCCTTTTCCAGTTGCAAACTTCTTGAGTTGGGAAGGCGTTACTTCGGTGTATGGGACTTTCCGCCGTGTAAGCGCCGTTCTGATTCCCCAACCGATTCCGAACATTTGACTCACATAGTTCCCCTTGGCTGCATGGGCAAATCCTTCTATAAATACCCGGTCTCCTGGCTGAATGTGATCCATAATCTCATCAACCAAAGTGATTATCCTGATAGAATCGGATTTATTAATGCCCGTCAATTCCTTTGCTTTTGACACCTTTCCCAACTGGTCCAGTGCAACAAATCCGGTCTTGGTCGAAGGGTCAATCCCCACGAATCTCATAGATTCACCTCTTTTCGGCTTACCTGGCTCCATGGAATTAACCTAGCAATCTTGCAATACATAGGCCGATGGATTTTGTATTTTGGGCTAAGGTTGCCGTAATACAACTGGGTCTCTTCCTTGATAGCATCACAGTGCCATTTGCAAAGGGGAACCAGTGCGAATGTTTCTTGTGCTGCCTTTTTGCATCCTGGATATTCACAGGTCATCTTCATCATCCTCCGCAAAAGCAGTACCGACAGCACGTCCTAGCAAGACTTTCCTAAATTGTTCCTTTTGCCCTTCTGCCGCATCTGCACGAGCTTTTTCATCTTTGTACTTTTGCATCCAATAAGGCAATGCTTCATGGGCTAAGGCACAGAATAGGGTATTGTTTCTTACTTGTTCGTCGGGGAGTTCCCCTCTCCACACTGTCAATATATCAACACCATCCTCATCTTCTATACAAAATTGATCATCAGTAGGGACTTCCCAATGCTTCGCATGCCATACAGCTTTGCTCCTCTTTTGAACTAGCTCCCAATCTTCTTCCCAGTTACGCTCCATGATGTCTTTATTCATCCGTTTTTCGCCTCTCTTCCTCTTAGTATCATCGATTTCAAAAACTTTTTAAGAAGTTCATTATCTTCTTTATTTTCTGGTTCGCTCCGTAAAGTACTCACGCAGGTTGTGGTTTTATGCCCGCACTCATCGTGAATTTCGTCTGTCACGAGGTGTTTATCCACAATGCTTTGGCATTTTTCGCACCAATAGTGTTTAGTCATTTCTGTTTGCCTCCTTTCCGCCTTCATACGATCTCTCATACATTTCCTTCCAACACTCCTCACAAAACGGAGGTTCTACAGGAAGGCCGTGGCACCCACAGTCGCGTCCGGAGCAACAATATTCGTGTTCGGGGATTTCCACTACACAGCAATTCCAGCACTTAGCCATTCGAATCACCTCCTTATGTCCTAATCGCTAGCAGTTTTGCTTTTGCAAACGTTATTCATCATTATTATTAAATGCGTGCTCAAATGCGGCTTCTAATATTTTCACGGCTTTTTCTAAGTCTTCATTTGACACTTTCCTAGCAAATCGCTCAATTTTACGATAATTTTCGTTCCTAGCAGAATACTTCAATCCATCATCTGAATCATTCGTACGTCCAAGCAAGTAGTCAGTAGATACATCGAATATAGAGGATAACTCTATAATCATCTGCGAATCAGGGTCCCGTTTTCCCGTTTCCCACATGGCTACAGCGCTTGTCGATTTCTTAACTATTGAGGCGAGTTTAGCCTGCGTCATATTTCTTTTTCTCCTAAGTTCAGCCATTCTTGAACCTAGAAACTCAGAGGCATTCATCCTCTGTACCTCCTTTTGATAGGGAGAAAGGCTGGTACCCTCTCCTTTAGTCAAAAACAATTTGACCTTCAAAATATTTCTCTAAACAACCAGTGCAAAAATGGTAATTTGTTTTTAGATTTTGTAAGTGCAAAATTTCTTCTTTCACTTGGTCACACTGCTCACATCTTTCCGTTTTAATCTCCATGGTGTACATGCTCTATCCCCTCCCTAATCATCGAAGAAGAAATCCAAGTTCTTCTTTTTCTTTGGTGCTTCTGGTTGTTTCTCTTCTAGCTCTGGCGAACCAACATAGTTCCAGCCAAGCTGTTTATATATAGCGTGTAGCCCCGGATACATCTTTGCCAGTTCACCACGCCGATACTCTATGACACGCTGACTTACAAAATCGTAGGTCCTCAGCATCTTTTTTCTTGTTTCTTCGTCCAGCAATGGATCTTCAATCTCTAAGCTCTTGGAAACAAGCCACTTTAAGGAGTTCTGATACTGCTCCTCGTTTTCAATCCGTTTCCCCATGGTCATTCCGCCTTTTTGGGAAGCTCCACATATCTCTGCACCCACCATTCAAACTTGTACTTAAACCTGTTTTCGCCTACGTTCCGGCCCTTAGCAAAATAAGAACGGATAACTTTTGTATTGTTCTCCTTCTCTCCGTTGTGCCAAAGAAACTCTACTACGTCAGCGTCTTGCTCGATCGATCCGGATTCCTTGAGATCGGAAAGCATGGGCTCTTCCCGGTTTTCACTAGCACGGGTCATTTGTGATAGCATGATAAAGCAAAATTTGTACCTTCTTGCCATCTGTTTGGCAGCAGATGTAACCCGACCTATGGCCTGTGCTCTGTTTTCATTCTTACGCTGAGGAACCTTCATGATTTGAAGGTAATCCACAAAAACGGCAGCCACTTTTCCATGTTTTTTCTTGAACCTTCGAACAGTGGTCTGAACTTCCTCAATAGTCACCGATGCTTTGTCCTGAATATAGATGGGGAGCGTATCGAGCGTATTAAGAGCCCTTTCGATTTTCTCCCATTCCTTATCAGTTAGCTCCTCTTTTTTCTGAGTGAGTCTGATATAGTTGACTCCGGATATGTTCGAAACAAGTCTATCCTTTAACTCATTCGCACCCATTTCTTGGCTGAAAAAGAGGACACACCCACCGTCTGGATTGTTTTTCGCAACTCCATATGCAAGTTGTAATGCTTTTGCTGTTTTTCCCACGCTCGGCCTCCCTGCAAGGATATACAGCCAACCCCGCCAGAGCATTGCCCATTCGTCAAACTGTTTAAAGCCGGAATAAAGCTTTTCTGCCTTACTTTTGAGGTGTTTCCGGTAGTCCTCCCGGGTCTCCGACATGGATTTCATCTCCCCAGACTCTTGAGGGCGGATATTCGTCACCAAGTCTTCCACAGCAGAAAACATATCTTCATCTGTTTCATAGTCGCCTTCTGCAACTTCCCGAATCTCTTCCGATAGTTCCACGAGTCTCTTTCTATGCCCGTTCTTCCTGACAATTTGGGCAGAGTTTACAACGGCTGCCTTTGACGTGCTGGCGCAAGCTGCTACGAGCTGAGAAAGATATTCTACCCCGCCTATCTCGTGGAGTCTCTTTCGTCTGTTGAACATTTCCGTTACGCTCAGCACGTCTACGGGCTTGTCTATTCCGTCCAAATACAAAGCAACTTTCCAAATCAGCTCGTGTTGTTCTTGGCTAAAATCTCGCGGCTCCAAAAAGCGGATGTCATCAATACGCCCTGAATCTATTAAAATGGCACCGAGAACAGATTGCTCCGCAAGGATATTTCCCTCAGTGGAAAGTGAAATCTGCTGGGTCATTTCCATCTGCTATCCACTCCCTGAACGCTTCTTCTTTTGCTATTTCTAGCTGTTTATCTTTGCTAATTTTGACTGGCTGTTGTCTACCTTTATTAGATCGCATCTTTATAGCCAGATCGCTGAATTTATCTCTCAATTTCTTTGCACTGAGTATATTAGTCTTCCAGAATGAATCCTCAGTAACCCAGTCCATGACTTCTTTTGCAAGCTTTTTATCTATCTTGTCAATCTCCACAATCTTCCGGAATTCGTCCGCCCATTTTTGAAGGTCTGCTTTCAAAACTAAATGCCGCAACCCTTCGGCTTCTGCAACAGCAGAAACCCGGTTGTAAAAATACTGCGCCATTTTGAAGTAGGTGCTGTCTTCTGGGTATATCTTTTTCTTGCTCTTTTTCTGAGGGGCCAGATCATTTAAGGGCTTCGCAATATCTTTTTCCTCATTCTCTTGGTAAATCTCGTAATTCAAAATGGTGATAAGCGTATACTGCCTGTTTCTTTTTCCCCGTTCAATATGAATCATTCCGTTTTTGACCAGCCAGTCCAACACCACTGAAACTGATTTTGGGTTGGGTTCCTTCCATAAACGCCCCTCATACCAACCAACACCTGTTGCAATACTCCGAACGGATGTCATATGCTGACCTCTTTGGATAGAAAGCCGCGTTCCATCCGTAAGCGGAATTTCATTGTCCTGGTGATTGGCCATGTATTTTAGGTACTGCCACACCCGGTGATACAGGGGCGGCATTAACCATATGTCAGATTTCAGTTCTTGTCGGTAATCCTTAATGTACCCCTGCATTCACCTCACCTTCTTAAGCCTGTTTACAAAAGGGAACAACCGCATGTAATATGCGCTTTGTCAGTATTTCGGCATCCTTCGGATCACTTCCAGTTGATGGTTCAACACACCAAGCATCCACTTCTTCCTGAATGGTCATTCGCAGAACGCCATAGCGTTTCTCTGTTTCCAACTCTTTTTTGGTTTGCTCTAGCTCATTTCTTAGTTCGTTTATTTCTCTATTCAGATTTTTAATTTCTGTAGCTGCATGGGTGAGCCTATTCAGTGACTCGTGGTACTCTTTCTCTGAGTAGGTTTTTTCTTCCGGAAATTCTGCGCAATAGTTCATGCGATTACCTCCAAATAGTAGTGTTGTCCTTCATTTAGCCCTCTTTTAGCAAGAGCTCGTTTTACCGTTGCCTCTGCCAGTGCTGGCAGGTTGTTATTGTTTGAAAGATGGGTAAGGTAAATATGCTCCCCTCTACCCTTGATAAGCCGTTTCAATGCCTCCGCTGTCTGATCGTTGCTGAGGTGCCCAATGTGCGATAAAATGCGTGCTTTAACGCTATTTGGATAGGACGACATCTCTAGCATGTCAGGGTCGTGGTTAGCTTCGATAATGATGTGTGAACTCTCTTGCATACATCGAAGCATGTCGTTGTCCACTTTCCCGGTATCCAAAACCACACAGCAGCGTTCTCCTAAACAATCCTCTATGGCGTATCCTAGCGGCTCATAGGCATCATGATGGGTTCGGAAAGGGGAAAGCTTGATCTCGCCAAGATCAATCTCTGTATATGCCCCAGAATGCTTCAGGATAAACCTGCAAAGATCATCATCCACGGAGTCAATGTCTTTCCATTCCCCTTCTGACGCATAAACCGGAATCTTGTATTTGTTTGCAAGCGGCAATCCTTTTGTATGGTCTGCATGAGCATGAGTAACGAAAATAGCTTTGATTTGGGTAGGATCAATGTCGTTTTCTAATAATCTCTTTTCTATTTTTGTCTTTGGGAGACCAGCATCTATTAAGATGCCAGTCTCGCCAGATTGAATGTGAATGCAGTTACCAGACGACCCAGAGGCTAAGATTTTCACGTTCATACTGTGTTCTCCTTAGATTGGCAGTGCGTCTTCATCCGCGGACTGCTTCTCTTGTATATGAAGGTCCATCATTTTCAGAAGTCCCGTCAATTCTTGGACAGTGGGTTTATCGCCTTTCATCTTGAAATGTTCAGAAAGGTACGCCTCCTTTTCTTCTTTTGTTGTAATACCGAGTTTCTTAAACTTCTCTTTCATTTCTGCCTTTAGTTGTCTTAGCTTTTCGTCATCTGTTTCAGCAGTGGTTTGCTGCTTGGGATGCTCTATCTTTGGCTCAGGTGAAGTAGCAGTGACATCTACTTCCTGCGTAATATCTTTCCTAGCAGGCTCATATGCAGGAATCTCCTCAGACGGGCTCCGGTACGGTTCATCGTCCCCGAATTCCAAACCATATTGTTTTTTTAAAGCCCGTTGCTCTACATGCTTTCCAAACATATCCGCCGTCCACTTATTCCAGTTATCTTTGTTTTGCCCTGTAAACATGTGCTCTACCTCAGAGCGATCCATGACTACGGTTACCGGGCGATACCCATCCCTGTAAGCGATAGAATACGCGCCGATGATTTTCCCGCGAGGAAACCCTATTTCATGTTCAACCACTTCCAGTTCCTTTGTCTCGGGATTTTTTCTGACCTTGAACTCATCATTTTCACAAACCATCTGCGTATCTGGAGGTTGAAACCCTTCCTTTTCCCGTGCTTTTGCCAGATAAGCCTCCGCGGCAAATTGTATCCGGGCGGTATTTCCATATTTAATGAAGAAGATTTCATTTTTGAATGGATCTAGGCGATATGTCGCAGCCTTATGAGCAAAAAGCATGAATTCAGCATCACTAGCTGTAGGACATATGGATGTGCGAATTACCTGTAAAACTTCCGGTTTAAAAGCTTCATTTATTTCTGGGGTTAAAGTAATCTGGTTAGTTGCCATTCTCAAAATCCACCTTTCGCTCTATCTAGTCCTTTTCTAATCTGGTTTTTCACGTTGGCCCATGCCCTGGTATAAACTTCTTCCACATCATCTTCAGGATCGACAGACATCGTAACTGCCGCATCTACTTTTAGGTTTTCATAGTTTCCTAAATTCTTGGTAAATGTGAAACCTACATGGATTTCTTTAGTTTTGCTCATTTCATGTCCTCCATCTCTATTGTTAGTTCTTGCCCTGGAACAACTCGGCTCACGATAAGCTGCCCATTTGGCTGTTTGAAGCGTGTGATAGATTCGGCGTTATCCACCATGCACGGCGCTATGATTCCGGATTGTTGGCTCAAAACATCTCTGAGTTCCAATCCTGCTCTGATAGATTCAGAGAGAGATAGTTTCCGATATGGCTTTCCGTCCATTTCTATTTCAAAGTCTGGTTTGATTTCGCCGTCACCCTTGTTCACTTTGAATAGCCTGAGTGACAAAGTAGTAAATAGTGCTTGCACCTTGTCCGCCATCATTTCAGCCTCTTTGGCGGCAAAGGCTTTGATTGCGTCTATGATGAAGATAGATTCATTGAGGTTTGCAAGTGTTGCTTCTTCGTCTTCCCTTGCTTTTGCAAGCTGCTCCTCCAGTTGGGCATATTTCTGGCTCCCCTGAATGTGTTCCCACAGTTTCATGCGTTCCCTCTCAAATTCCCGCAATTGATCAAGCTGAACTGAGATGCCGATATACGCATATTTTTTAAGATCCTGCTCAAGCTTTTGCCGCTTTTCAACTACAGCGGCATATTCTTCTTTGAACTGATCCACTCGCTGTTGCTTTTCTGCCTCCGCTGCTTGGCGTGCCTCATTATTGAGAGGTTGTTTACATACCCGGCAGATATCCTCAATTCTTTCATCTTTGAGCTTTTCAGCCTGCTTCTGCATCTTATCTCGCCGTTTGATTAGAGAGTCTATGTTACTTTCAATCTCGTTGTATATTCGGTTATTTTCGTCAGCTGACTTCGTGACTCTCTCGATTTGCTCTATTTGTTCGGTAAGTTTGGCCATCTCTTCTTTGGCAGCCTGTATATCAATAGAATGATCTAGCCTATTAAACTCTTCATATGACTGTTCTTGCAGTGTTTTAGTCTTACTTTGGGCGGCAATGTAGGCTTTATCTTTTTTGTTCTTGTTGTCCCTGTGTATCTTCTCAAGGTCAGCTAAAGAGTGTTTTTTCACCAGCTCACCCAGTTTTTCTGCCTGTTGTTTCGGAAGCTGGGCGAACACTTCTTTATTTGCAGGTGCTGACACATATCTGAGCAGCAGTTCCCTCTGTTCATTCCACTTGAGAGTAAAATAGTAGGAAGGGTTGTATAATGATAGGAACAAATCTTTATCGAATAGAGATTTCACAAGCTCCTCATATTCTTTTGCTTTACTGGGAACATCATTGATGTAGTAGGTTGCTTTTCCCTTCTCTATGCCCCGGCTAAGAAGAACATCCTTCTCATCTACAACAAAATGCAACTTTACTAATGTATGATCGTATTCATAATTAATCGGCGTTGGGTCTGACTTGCTTCCTAGCACATCCACGCTATAAAATAACCATGGGATTGCTTCTAAAATAGAAGACTTCCCTTTTGTATTTTCGCCCGTGATCTTCGTCATCTCGCCAAAGTTAACGGTAAGATCACGGTGCGATTTGAAATTGTGTAGGAACAATGTTTTAAACTTTATTTCCATTTTGTGTTTCCTCCCCTATAACAGTTATGATTCTTTCGAACTGTTCGTGTAGATCCCTTCCCTGTTTCTCTAGGAGTTCAAGAACGTCGTATTTAATTCTGTCATTGATTTCCTTACTTTTTAGACCAATACCTTGGAAAGGAACACCAGGGTTAAGTCTAACTTCAATCATCTTTCCAGCTTGTATAGCCCTTATTGCTGACCGGTTATCTTCAATTTTGTCAAGCAACCTTTCAGATTCCCTTAATTTTTTCCTTATTGATTCGAAATCCATGGTTTCACTCTCCTATTCCGTATTTTCGTTCCATATCTTTCAAATCTTCTTGCAGCATTTCAGCTTCCGCCGAATCTTCGGTGTTTATGAATTGTTGATAGACTTTGAGATATTGGTCATAAACTGATTGAGCAGTTGCCGGAATTGTTTCTTGTGCCCGGCAGTCCTCTATCATCTTTCTCACTTCCCGGCCTTTTATCATCCCTGTGGCATACACAACACCAGTTTTCTTTCCGGTTTCTTTATAAAGCATTTGTGCTAGACTCATTTGGCATTTCTCCTTTCAATGTCCGAGTTGAATATTTTTTGATTAACGTAGACAGGGAATGAACGTCTCGTTGCAGGTCAACCAGCCTTTTTGTTTGCGAAAGTAATTCTTTTCCCACCCAGCTATTGGGGTCCACGACTACCGTTTCTATTGATTCATGTTCTTTGAATACTTTCTCCATCTCTTTTACAGCATTTTCATTAGCCTCAAATATTTGCTGCAATTCCTTTTTATCCATCTGTGTTTTCACCTTTGTCTTATTGTTTTCATACAAGAAACCGTTTAGTTTTTCTAAGAACTCATGGTACTTATGCGCGCCATTGTCATTGCTTACGAAAGTTAGTTCCAGAACCATCTTTCCTTCAAATTCAGTCGGTTGTTCAATGGAGTATCCCGAGCACCAGACTTTTGTTTTGACTTCCTTCGGCATCTTTGGTTTATAGTAGTCGCTCATGCTGTCTCTCCTTCCTTAAACTTGTTTACAAAATAAACTTGCCCTTTGCCTGTAACCTTGGACGTTTTGTTAATGGTGACGTGTCCATCACTATGCGTCACCGAGGTTTCTTTGATCTCAAACAGTCCCATTTCCATTGCCCGTTGCGTTGGCATGTTATAGTCCGCCCCCTGGCGCTTGATCAGGTATCCATTGGCTCGCATCCATTCAAAGAGCCTCTTTCCTCCCGTTTGAATACCGTTTTGCTTCAGAATCTTTGCCAAATCTCCAATCAATATGGATGTTTGACTGGCTGACACGGCATCTGCAAACAATACCTTTGGCTTGTCTGACTTGACCTGAGCTTCAAGCTGCTGCCTAGCTTCACGTTCTTCTTTTAGCTTTGTCACCGCTTGTATGAGCAATTCTGGATTATCTAAGAGTTCGTCGGCGGCATACATGCCTGTTTTGCGAATAGCCGGCAGCACTTCATGTGTCACCCAACGCTTAAACTGTTTGGCTTCTGGTTTGCGGCTGGTTAAGATGAGAGAGTATAGCCCTGACTCTGTTACAGCCGCCATTTCTTGGATTCCACCAAGGGTATCATTATTAATGAGCCCCTTTTCATCCTCATCAAGACGTGTTAATGCTTGACTTGTGTTGTTGATTTCTAACACTGAACAAACATCTTTCGCAATCCACCACGGCTGGCCTTCTTTCATAACCACCCGAACATCTTTTCCGGTGAAGTTAAACACTTGTAATTGATTCATATATAGCTTCCTTTCCTATTTTTTCTTTCTGATAGAATGGAAGTTGTCGAAGCTTGTCATTCTATTAGAAAGGAGGTTTATGTTATGGAACTTAAACACGATTGCGTAAGAGCATTACTACTTACCATTGAAGAAGAGATCCCCTTAAATGGAATCTTAGATGAAGAAAACCTTTC